AGCTTGGAATTGTGTAACAGCTTCTGCCATTACAGGGTGAGTTGCACCTGAAGCTCCTTGAAAAGGTTCTGTTCTGTTTTCGTATTTAAATCCTAAAAGATCTAAACCTTGTATGTAAGATTGTTCCCACTCTTTTCGTGAACCTTTGTAGTCCATGTAGTTTTGAGTCATCTCGTTTCCGATCGGCTCCAATACATCATCTGGTAAAAGATCTGCTAAGTTATCAAAGTGTGATTCTGTTCCCGGTACGTTGATAGCTCCCGGTTCAAAGTCTAATGTTACACCACCATCTTCTTCTGGTATAACTTCTATCGGTCCTTTTTCTTCTTGTGGTTCCTGAACAGCAACATCTTCTGCTATCTCTTCTTCTGAAGGGATATCAATTTTAGTTCTAGTGTTCGGGAGTCCTTTGTCTATATCTGCCATTTAATACTCCTAATAGTTTCTAGCACGTTTCATTAATGATAGCAACCCTTGTGAGTTAGGACCTCTTTCTGGTGGTGGGCCTGACTTATCGCTACCTGATAAACCACCGTCTGCAAATAATTTTTTTATTCTACCTAAAGGTCCAGGAATTGGTGTAAGATCTATAAAATTTCTTAAAATACTTTCAGGGGCTTTCATACTTTGAAGTGTTTTTATAATTCTAGGAAAAGTCCCTCTTGCTCTATCTACTGCAACATCTGGTGCTGCTCCTATTCTTCCTACATTAGGTAGCTCAACTCTAATGTTTCTTTCTTTTAAAATATTTTCTAAATTTCTTAAAGCTTCTTTATTTACTCCTTTTTCAAAAAGTTTTGAAACTTGTCCTTGAATAAAAGCTTGGTTAAACTGACCAGGTGCAAGATTTATATTAGTTGGAAATCTAATATTTTTTGTTTGTTTAGATACAGGAGTTACATCAAATATATCAAACAAAGCTCCTTGTTTTGCTTTTTTAAAATAGTAGTCATCAGGCATAATTCTAGAAAACATCTTGCCCTCTTTATCCATTCTTAAAGCCATCATTGCCTTAATATTTTTACCAAAATCTGTTGTATTAATCATTTCAGGATTGTTTTTAAAAAATTTATTAATAGCTTTTTTACCTTTATTAATCTTATTAATATCCATTAAATCTTGAATGCTAGCAAATTTTTTTGCCTCTGATAATCTTGCTGCTCTTTTTATTTGAGACTTTCTTTGGGTTTCTAATAATTCTTCTTTTGTTTTTTGTTTTTCTTTGCCTCCAAACTCAAAAGCTCTTTTAGCTCTTATCTTTGGGTCAACCTGACCTCCAGGTCTTTTGGCGTCTAATTCTAAAAGTTGTTCTTCAGTTCTACCTGTTATGCGCATCATGTTTTTAAATAAATCAGAACCAGGGCCAGCTTTCATCGCTTTATTAAACTCATTTAAATATTGTTGAGGAATTTTTCCTCCTGTATCATATCTAGTTTTGCCTCTTTGTCTTGCAAACTTTATTTGTGCGTCAGTAACTGATGCTTTAAAATTTTTAAAATCTTTATTTTTAAAAACATCATCTACAATAGATTTAAACCTTTTTTCTTTTGCGATTTTTTCAACGTTAGGTTTCTTTTTAATATTTATTTTTGTAAATTCTTTTCTATCTAATATGGCTTTATTTAATGCTTCTTCAGTTGCAAATTTTTGTGTTCCAACAAACTTATCAGGGTATCCAGGGCTGCTACTTTTACTAGCAAACTTAACAACATATTGTTCACCTGGTGGATTAGATTGCACAAACCTACCTTTATAAAAACCAATACGTCCACCATCAGCCATGTTAAATGGTCTCTCTAAATTTTTTCTCTGTAGGTATTCTTCGTATGTTTCCTGTGTTGGGTCAAAGTCTTTTAGTAATTCATCTTTTAAAGCACCTGGCTCAAGATCGTCCACTAATTCTGTAGTTAAAAATTCTCTATTTCTATTTCTACCAGTTCGTAAATATTGATTTAATTCTTTTGTTTCTTTAGGACCAAACTTCATTATTCTCCTAACATATAACCGATACCACCACTTGCTTTTTTAAGTCTATCTTCAATAACTTCTATAATATCGTCTTCAATACCGCTCTCATCCATTCTTCCAGGTTTGTAATAAATCTCCTTACCATCTTTTTTAATTATGTAACTGCCATCTGCAATATCTTCTTCAACTTCTACTTTTCCTAATTTCTTTTTAGTCACCATATTTTTTACTCTAGTGCCTGTTAAAGATATTAATTTACCTGCCGACATAACTGTCTCCACAAGTTTAGCTAACGCTGGTCCTGTAATCTCTGCAGCTTTTGCAACGACAGGTGCTGCAACTTTAGCTCCTTTACCAATTATGCCTAGTCCAGGAATTAGTGATGCAAGTCCTGCAGCCGCTTTTATAAAAGTTCTTCTTTTAGGATCTTTTGGTCCGTCTTTGTAACCGATACGTCCACCTTCTGCAAATAATCCAGATTGTGAAAGTAGATTTAAACCTTCTGCTAATCCCGTTTCACCATATAAAATTGCTTCTAATTGATTTTGAAATTTATTTCCACTACCAAAAGGTTTTAGCGATTTTAAAATTCTTGCTATTCTACCTTCTTTAAAACCTGCACGTCCACCTTGTGCTAATTCAATATCATCTACCATTTTACTTAATTTGCTTCTGTCAATTTCACCCATTCTTCTTTTTATAGCTTTTAGGCCTCCACCAACTTTCATTGCATAATCATCCGAAGCCATTTTTCCTATGTCTGTGTCAGCCGCCTCAAAAATAATTTTTTCCATTTCGTCTTTATTTGGTTTTCTTCCGGTCATTTTCATAAAACCTCTTACTAATCTCATGATAACATTTGGCATGGTACCAGCTGCTAAACCTATACGTCCTCCATCTGCTTCTTCAACTCTTCCTTTTTTAATATCAAACGCTTCTCTTAATTGATCTAACTCATCTCTACTTAAAAGTCTTAAATCATCTTTGCCAAACATTTCCATGGCCATCTGCCTTAATTCATTCGTACCTAATTTTAAACCAATACGTCCACCGTCTGCACTGCCCCCTCTAGGATTTTTTAAAACAAAATCTAAACTATCTAAAAAGTCTTTTCTCTGTGCGTCAGATAAATCTTGATATAATTCTCTGTTAATAATTCTTTTAGCTAAATCTTGATTAAAATCTTGACTATTTTTAGCAATATTCATTCTAAAACTTCTTCTTAAATCTTGAAACTCTTTATCAGGTAAACCTTTAGTTATGACTTTTTTAGGTCCTGCTCCTGTTGCTTTCATAATTCCTGATTTAAATGCGGCACCTTCTTGTGTGCCACCCATAATAGTTTTACTTGGATCAAGAGTTCTACCCTCTAAATCAAAAACATCAGCTACTTTTTCTTTACCTTTTTTAATAATATTACCAGCGCTGTCTTTTATTTTTGTGATATATCTATCCTCAAATTCTTGAACCTGTTTTGCTTGGTTTATAATATAATTTTGTTGTGACTTTGTTAGTTTAGCATTTGACATCTTTGCAGCCATCATTATTTTTGCAAGACCACTGCTTATCTGATCGTGTAACTCAGGAGTCATCTTATTAAATGGGATGACTTTTTGATTTTTTAATCCTATGAAAAGACCTTTGACTATACTCATTAATAATAATTCCTTTTACGTTGCTCGACCTTTTCGTCGATATAATCTTCAGGGTGTCCGATCAGACCGCCCTGTCTGAATCGCATGATCGCTTGTGTTGTTGAGTCCACAAGGTCGTCATGATCACCATAAGGAAACGCAGCACATTCTTCAATGACGTCATCTGCGAATTTCTGCTCAGGCGCATATATCATACCAGATTCAAATAAAGGTGCAACAGCATTTACACGTGCGTGCTTATCATTTCCTTTTGACGGACTGAAGTTTACTACAGGTATATCCATTTTTCTTAACTCGTAAGTTAAAGGTAAACCTGATGCTTTAGCCTCAACGATGACTGTTTCAGGTTTCCAATACTCATACTGTTCAAGGGCTTTACGCCTTAGTTCTGGAAACTCGTACCTGCCTTTGACTGCATCTAATAATATTAGGCTGGCCGGTTCGTCTTCACTTGGATAAAATATTCCCCAGGTTGTTATAGCACTGTAATCAGCTGTCTCCTTTTTTAAAAATGCGGTATCATAAGATTGTATCACGTGATGTAGTTGTGGTATCTCTTCACCAGTATAAGTTCTCCACCACTCACGTTTTAATATAGCTCCTTCTTCTGCTGTTGGGTTTTGCATCCACTGGGCGTTCCATTTACCCGTGGGCAGTGTTGCTTGAACCTTTTCTAATTCATCTAGTTTCCAATACTCTGGCCATACTGGCTGAGCGTTCTTTGATCCATGGTCCATGATCGCTGGAAACTCGACCACGTGCCATTGATCAGCTTTCC